CAAAAATATCATCATTTTTATTCCATACAGTAGAAACAAGTATAGAGTATACGTGATGAAGAAGCGGATCTTTAGAAACATCATAGCCCATACTAGAAATAGTTGTTAAAGCTGAGGCTTTACTTATATCTAATATCTGACTCTCGTTCTTAGCCTCTGAATCAAGCTTGAGAATAGGGGAAACAAAGGCTATAGAAGATTGGGCCTTGATTTTGTCTTCTAGACCCAACTCTTTTTCTACATTATAAATAGTTATTTCATTCATTTATTAGATTCCATATAACAAACGTAAAAGTAGGCACGCATACTGCGTATTTCTTCAATTGTGAGCTTACCGTGTTTTTCTTCAGCAGCACTGATCCAATTTTTGAATTCAGTATGTATGTCTTTATTTGGATTCCTATAAGCAGAAGCTATACTTTGCTCATTAATATCTTCTCCTACATTTAGGTTACACAAAATTTCAAATTTTAAGCTTTCTAGGGCATTTATTTGATCAGAGTTAAGCTCTCTAATAGAAGATTTCCCATAGGCTGCTACAATTTTAGGGTTGATAACTTTAGATATTTTATCTTGAGTTCTTTTGGCCCATATTTCAATTTCAGCTTTAGTTTTAGGTTTAAATGTCTTTTCTTTTCTCTTAACAAGATCATTGGAATTCTTAGGTCTGCCCGGCTCTCCCGGAGACGACTTATCTTGGATGTTCCCTCTTTTATTTCTGCTTTCCTGCATTTTCATATCCATCAAAGTCTTTTCGCCTTCCTTTCTTTCTTCTAGATTCAAGCCAACCTCAGAAGGTGACGCTTGACCAGTTTGAAGGGCAATCTTAGACAATCCAAAGTCTTTATCAACTTGATGATAAGGGCTAACCTTTTCCATATCTTTTCTTTCCCTAGCTTTGCTCTCCTTAAGAATTCTGTTATATTCAACATCTGGATTAGCACCAGAATACCTTTGTACAAACTCATCGCTAATAATATTTCTATCAGCCATTGATATAAGAATATTCATTATAGAAGCTGGATCTTCAAGGTGCATAATAGAAAATTCAACACTAGCTGGTTTAGCAAAACCCATAGCCTTTTGTACTATTTTAATCTGCTCTTCCCAAAACTCTGATACAAGCCTTCTAATATACTGAAGCCTTTCTATAAGGGTTTTTAAAGATATAAAGTTATTTGTAGTACCAGAAGCTCCAAAAGTACCAGTAAGGGTAGGAGGTATACCAAGAGCAGCGTATATAGCCATTAGGGTTGGTTTGTATTTTTCTTCACCAAGATAAGATTGAATATCACTACTTGTTTCAATCAACTCAATGTCTGGACCCCATACAACATCTATAGTACCTCCACCAACATTAGCTCCAAGCATTCCAGCTAAAATGCTAGAAGCTTTAGGGCTAGGAGCTAGTTTATGCTCTAAGCTACCGATTTTCCAAACTCTAATTTTATTTCTAGCACCATCAAGGGCAGCTTTGTCTGTTAGTTTTAGCGTTTGGTATAGATTGATATCTTCAAATGCAGAATGGAGCATAGGATCGGCCCAAACTTGCCAGTCATCCTTTTTATAATAAAGAACTCTGCATTTATCTTGTGGTATCATTACCTTTTGCTTGTTTTCAGATATCGCTCTAAGTATATCTGGAGAAATATTTTTAAGCACCTCTCTCGCTTCTTCACTGTTGCTGTTGGATAGTGCTGCTATCTCACTTCTAACCTTAGACGGTATATTTAGTAGTAAAGAAGGCTGTTTTGCTAATGTTGACAGTACGCCACCAAGCGGTTCGACAACTATTGGGTCTATAAAGTTATATCTCCAAGGTATTTCTCTTTTACTATAGTAGGGGCTTTTGTTTTTTTAATAGATATATCTTCAGCAGCAATACTTTTTTGCATCTCTAAACGCTGCTTGATGTTAAGTTTTGCTGTGTACCATCTGGCTACAACGTTAGCTTCTCTACAGAGAAGATTACTCATTCTTTCAGTTACAAATGGCCCCCTTACCTCTTTGAACCAGTCATTATAAAATCTTTCGATAGTCTTGTTCGGGTGAGACAATCTAATGCCCTGACTAGCGAAGTCTCCCATTAAGTCGATAGCATTTCTGAGTAGCCCGACTCTTCTATAAGCAAATCTAGCAAACGCAATATTATCTTTTGACTTAACAGGGGCGGCTTGCCCCGGTCTAAACCAATCAAAGTCACTATTTCTTAATCCCGGTCTGCCATCAATGCCAGTATCTAGATTTCTAAAGTCTCTAGTGTTGGCTCTAATTACGCCAGATTCACCCTCTTCTAGGGCTTTAGCATATTGAGAAAAGGCTTCTGACTCATTCTTCTTGTCAGCCCAAGAATAGTAGGCTGGCCCTTCTATACTATTTAATCTGTCAACTTCAGATTTTGGATACCTTTTTTTAGCCATATATATAATCTCCATTAAAATTGAAACAATGTATATTGATATTTACACCAATACCTATTAACTTCTTCTTACAATTCCAACAGAATTAATATCGTAACCACTAGCCCACTCTTGACCATAGTACATCTTAGATGTATCAACTTCTTTCACTTCCATAGAGCTTGCTACTCTACCAATAACAGAATAAGATGGATTAGGAATTTCTCGATGCATAGACCTAGCTATCATATTAGCTATGATTAATGCCGAATAACGGTCTTTCCTCATCCTACCTTTTCTACCTGTACCTAACTTAATTTCTGGGGTATCGAACTTTTCTCTACCAGAAGCTGTTCTACTTACCATAATAGTAGATAGTTCTATCTTAAGCTCTTCTATATCCATAACAACATCTTCAAGCGTATCGTATAATTTAAGAGAACTACTTTCTCCAAATTTAGCCTTAAGTTTATTGAACATTTCTTTATCTTGATTAGAAACAAGGCCTAGCGTTGCCTGATCAAACCTTGGGAACAGCAAGACCTTATCTTCCATATCTTTACGAAGACCATGATTGGCTTTAGAAACCCAGTCAGCACTAGAAAATTGTATAAACTCAAGAATATGAAGACCAGCAAGCCTATCTGTATCCTTTTCTTTCTTTTCATCAATTATTTCTAAGATTGGTTGCTCATTTAAATCTTCTCTCATTTTGTCTTTATCTCTAAGACCTTCAGCGATCTGATAACCACCACCCTGAGCATCAATACCTATTCTTACACAGGGGAATAACTGCATAAGATCCCTTATCTTTCTTACTACAAAACTATAGTAATCGTCTATATCTGTAAAGCCGAGCTTACGCCTCTCTTGAAAGTCTTTCTTGTTGGTTACCCAAGAGTAAACTATTCTATGGTGCTCTGGATGAAGTTCAATTACTATTAGAGCTAAGTTGTCAACCTCAGAAGCAGGGTCAATTCCAAATACATACTTTTTATCTGATTTACCTCTTGTTACAACATCAAAAGGATTAGGGCAATAAGATAATGGCCATGTGTTTTTTACGATATTCTTATCTTTAGCTACACAAGATTCTATAAGAGTTCTCTTAAAGAAACCTTGAGAGTCTTTTGCGAAACAATTATGAACAGTGGCATTTAAACAAGAGTAAGAATTATCACCCTCTACTTCTAAATTATAAACAAGCCCATCGTAGTCTTCTAAAGAAGACTCTATAATAGGGCATACTGTTTTTTCTTCATCGTTTAATAGATTTTGTTTTCTATTGTAAGATTTTATGATATTCCCATAAAATTCTGCAATAAAATTTCTAAAGTTTTCACCAGTAATTTTTAAATAGAAATCATTCCCGGTAGAACCGTCCATCAAAGAAGAGGATATATTAAAATAAGATAAGGCTATTCTAATTTGATTTAAAAGTGACTGATTGATACAATGGACAGAGGCTCCAGACTTTCTAATGTGTCCGTCCCCATTCCAGTACCCCTCGATCACGCCTTTAAGAAATTGCTCATTTGAAAATAAAATATCATGATTAATTAACTTATCTCCAGACAAACCCGGACAGATAAATTTCATAATATCAACAATAAGTCTGCTATTTATAGCAATAGAAACGGTATTTTTATCTTTAGTGTATAGTTTCCCATGAAAGCCAAAAACTTTAAAAATAGAATTTACTAACTGTTTTTGATAATCTGTATCTTTATGCTCATCTAAAGCGAACTCTACCTGTCTACCATCAGCTCCGATAGATCCTTCTGCTGCATAATAACCAACAACTAAGCCAAAATCATAATCTAATTTAATCTTTTTTGGAACGCTATTTTTAGGTATGTTTTTATTGTTTTGTATGTAGCTAATAGCACTTTGAGAAATGTTAAACCTTTCTGATAATTGAGACTGTGTATATCCGACAATATTATTTCTAATAATCCTTTGTTCTGCTAAGTCAACAGAAGACCTGCTCCCTTTGGGGTAAAATCTGCCGTTAGACGTTTCTAATATATCAGTGCAGATATCTTCTATGTCTAGATATAATCTACCATTTAGTTCATTTAAATTTGACAAAAATGTTTTACTAAAGTTATCTCCTAGTGGCTTAAACTCTTTCTTTCCTAGCCAAAATGGATGGCTCGGTGTTGATACAATACTACGGTTATAGCCTAATGTTTTATACTTGATAACCTTATCTTTATATTTTCTGTATAAAACTTTAGTTACTGGCATAAAGCGTCCACAATGGGTTAAAACCAAATCTCCAACTTTAATATCAGATATCTTTTTAAGACCCTCGTCTGTTGTAATCAAAGTATCAGGATGTTTGCATGCCCCATACTCCATAAGATAGATACCACTATGCATAGTAGCACGAGAGCGACTAACCTGCTGATCATCCATGAAGCCTTCTGGAATTAGCTCATAAGGCATCCTTATGACTGTAAACTGATCCCTATTCAACCTTCTCATATAGTCTGTGATGTCTACACCGTCATCTCCATCTTCAACATCCTCATTTTCTGTACCCT